TTGTGTTTGTTTAGCCTTATAAGAAAAAGACGTAGTAGTAGGCGTAGCAGTAACTACAAATGCACCATTACAACTATTAGCTCTTGTACTTTTTACTATTATCGGGGCACCCGGAGAGAACCCATGTTCAGATTCTAACGTAACTGCAACATCTATAGAGCCATTCGTTGTAGTAACATCAGTTACAACTAATCCTGTATCTCCATCTCTAGAAAAGAAAGTTGGAATATTTTTAACAAGTTCTAAAGTTTCCCATTTAGAAGGTTGTAGACCATATTCAAAGTCAGTATCAATTAAATTTTCTGGAGTTGAAACTCTTAATTTAGAAACAGGATCGCTATACGTTTCACTAGGAGAAACAGGAACTTTGTCTTGTTCTACAAATATCTGAAGATCATCAGATGAAGACATAGCACTACAATCTTTGTCAAGTACAATCGTAGTAGTTTTTGCAGTCGTATCTATACTATAACTATTAAAACCTGTTGTTGCTGAATTAAACGTAAAAATCGTTATTCCAGCTGTCATATTCGTAATCAGAAGAAAACGAGCTTGTTTAATTATTTCAGGAATAACAATCGTATTTGTAGCAGGTGTAAATGTGTATTTGTGTATTAGTTTTTTTGCCATTTATCCCCCTAATGCAATAGCTAAAGCTGTTGCTGTTTCTTTTGCGTTATCTTCAACATTTTGTACTAAAGTTCCTGCAAGTGTATTAACCCTACTATCAAATTCGTGGATTTCATTGTGGGCAATTTGATTGTCAGCAAAAACAGTTTTAATTGTACTAGCATTAACACCTAATTGTGCTATATCTAAGGCTTTTGTAGTCATTTATTCCTCACTCTGTAGGTTTTGTAGGAAAATTACCTATTTCAATATCTGGCCAGCCAACAGTATCTTTTGGCAGATCTCTTAGCTTTTGCCTATATATTTTCATTTGCTCCGATAAAGTTCTATCAGAAAGTGCGTACTTATCTGTTTCTTGTAATAGTTTGTTTCTTTCTGCCCTTAAACTTTCAGCTTTACTTTTTGCTATGCTTTCATCGTATTCTTTTTCTTGATCAGCTTTAGTTTTTATAACTTTACCATCTTCATCTTTAATGTCTTCAAACATATTATGAACTTCATATTCTACTTTCCATTTTCCATTGTTTAAAGTAGCAGTATTTTTTAAAGAAATATATTGATATTTACTATAAGAAGGCTCTTCTCCTATTTCACAAGTAGAACATCTTAGTCTGTGTAAGGTATCTATGCCTATAGACTTTGCAAAAGAAGTTCCTGGTGCTTTTTGTTTTACTTGATCTAAAGTTAAAACTTGTCCTGTATCTATATCAACGTATTTCATTAATCGCCCCTAAACTGTTTTCCAATAATTATCTGAAGATTGTGCTTCGCCACCTACTGCATAGTAGATGTACTTAATTCCATTTTTATTAAAATTACTTGCACTTGCACCTGCAGAATAATTCCATACTTGTATGTCGCCACCATAAACAGTAAACCCAATATTTCCAACATTTGTTGAACTTGGTGAACCTGTAATTGTAGGATTCCAATTAATATTAGGAGTTGTTCCCCCTACTAAAGAAGTAAAAAAGTAATTTGAACCACTAGCACCATGTCGCCAATCATTCGCATAATCTACTTTGCTTGCACAAACCCACCAATTTCCCGTTTGATCTACTGCTTTAATAATAAAATAGGCTAAAGATGAATTAATGCCTGTATCGATTATTTGTGATCCCCCTATATCGTCACTATTTCCTGTATAACTTCCAACTTTTACTAAGCCAGGTACACTACACCACAAAGCTGCAGTATAAGTATTATAAGGTCCTGAATTATTTGATTGAATATTAGATCCTAAAGTTATTACAGAATTGCTATAGCCTGTTAAAATACTTGGACTTGTAGAAACTTCACCATTTTGGTGATTTGCTCCTAAGTACAAATAATGCGAAGAAGATAAATCTTTATGCCAAACACTCAAGTCATTATTTGAATCTGCGTGTCTGTGAAAAACAATCATTTCTGGACTTTTTCCTAGCCTATGTTTTATTGATTGACTTGTTCCATTGCCTTTATAAGCAATTAAATCAAAAGCACCTATTTGTCTTTTCCAAGCAAATATTGAATTATGATCGGAAGTTGAGCCACTTGTAAAATCACCTATACCATAAGTATTATTGTTTTGCCCTATATATTCTTCTGAAGCAGATGCTTGTAGGCTAGCAGCAGTACCAAGCTCCCAATGATTAGTAACAGCGGCAGTATCTGCAATGGCTCTAGTTAGTGGTCTTCCTGAACTTTGAGCAGCATTTGTTTCTTTTAAAATCCACGCATAGTCTGGTTTCCAACCTAACCAATAGGCTGCCCCATGATCTCCTCCAAGACTACCTCTTACCCTATCTTGTTCGTTTCCTGTCAGATACTGACCTTTTGCCATAGCAGTAAAATCTCTATTTCTTGTTAATACTTTTTTTCCATACCTCTGTTTAATAGCCAAATACCAATAAGTTTCTCCAGCTAAACCATCGTGAGTATTACCTAGTGTATTTACTCTAAATCCTTCTCCTGGATCGCCATTTGCATCTGGACCTACTTCTTTTCCAACACCATAAAAGTTACTGTAATCAGGGGAAGCGTTAGTATTAGACCCATCTGGACTTCTCCATCCAAAATTTGCATTACCAAAAGTAGAATAGTGTGACAAAGCCATACCATTATGGTCATCATACCAAACCCAAGATTTATACGATTGTGTTCCACCTGTACCATTTATGTGTTTAATTAATACCCATTGAGGAACAAACCCAACATCTACATACATTCCTTCAGTATAATTAAATTGGGGAGAGTATGTACCACAAGATATAAACTCTGGATTATATGCCCACATTTGAACATAATATTTTACACCATAGTTATTAGGAGAAACATAACCAGATGTGCCACTACTAGTATTGCCTGTTATACCAAACTGAGATCCTTGTTGATTATACACCATATAGTGTGGATTAAAGGTGGTGTCTGTTGCTAATAAGTTGGAATTAGCAGTATTAATTTGAATAGGTGGATCATTATTTACATAATCAGGACCGAATGGTTTAGAAGTACCACTAAAATCGTAATAGCTTATACGATAATAATCTACGGCAGGTTCATAACAAGCTGCCATCATCTTGTTACCAATAGCATAACCTGGTTGCCCAATAGTTTGCCCTGTAGCCCCCATATTTACAGGACAAACAAGAATAAGAGCTGGTTTAAACCCTAAATCGTGTGTAATAATATTATTATCAGTATTTTGATATCCTGCATTACCTAAATATTGTGCAGTACCTGTGTATGAAAATTGTGTAAAAAATCCTTTTTTCTTTTTAAAAGTATGAAAATTAACAGTATTACCAGATGTCCAAGTATCAGAACCCCAACCTGTAGCATTAGTAGAATAGGCACTATTTTGCCTTCCAGAACCTATAGAAAAACCAAATTTTTTGTATTCTATAATATCTTTTTGTTGTTCCGCAAACCCCTTACCCCCTACAGGAGAACCTGGATATAATTGATATCTTTGAGGTTTATAAAAACCCGACCCTGTTGGCTGACCATTCCAATTTGGTTGCGAACCCTCTGAGGAATAAAATGAAATATTATCCCCATCAGTACGAGTCATTGCCCATACAGTAGAGTTATTTCCTGTATAATCGTTAGGTGTCGTTGGATAGGCGTACTGTTGATCTCTAATACCCCAAGCCAAGTATTCCATACCATTCGCACCATAATTCCAATTTGCATTTCTTCTAAATCCACCACTAGTCGGACTACCACTAATTAATTGAAATCCACCTTCATTAACACTCTGCCCATAAGTATTAGTATTATTATTATTTTTATTATTATAGTCCATTTGTTTGGAACTATCATCCCAACGTCTAATTTGTACATCTTTATTACTGCTAGGAGCAGCTGCTGGTAGGTGCATATTTTTACTTTGAACTACCCAACCACTACTAGAGTCTTCCATAGACTTGTACATAATCCATTGTGCTACAGAAAAAGGAAAAATAGCGTCAGTATTATTAGTACCACTTGAATTTTCCCAAACTCTAATACTTTGAAATTCAGTATTTTGGAATATATAGCATCGATAGGTTATACCACTTTCATTAACATTTCTAAACGCATCCGAACTAGAATTAGGAGAATTATGATATGTGCTAAGAGTCATATGCCCAGCTCCTACTGATGAAATATGCCCTCTGTCTTTATATTGACCACCAAAAGTACCTTGAAAGTATCCCCCAGGATCTAACATACCAAGCATTCTATATTGTTGTACTCCTGAAAAATTAGGATCAGCTACAAACACATGGGCATTATGCTGAGGATTACCACTTACAGGTATAATCATTACTAAACCATTTGGTGTGATAAATCCTATATGTATGGGAAAAGCTATTGTTCTATAAATAGTTTCTGATGCACCTGAACTAAAATTTACAGAACCTTGCATTGTAGTATTACCATTTCCTTGATACTCAAAACAAAGTAAATTATAGTTATCAACTTTAAAAGTAGTTCCTCTATAGTGAAGTCCACCATAATTCATAGTTTGACTCCAACCATTGTGGGTTAGTGCTTGAGTATCTTTTACATCAAAACCATAAGATTTATACTCAAAGTGAGAACTACTAGCAGTCATGCCTGGACTTGCTTGACCTGTGTACGTATATTGATTCCTCATTTGTAGAAGTACACTACTTGCGTCATCTCTAGCAATCCAAGTAGGGGATTCGTTATTATCTTGACTACTAGCGTATATGACATTTATCGCACCACCATCGTCTGCGGAAGAAAGACTTGTGTCTGCGTTATAGTAATATAAAGTTGAAGGAGTATTATCATCAACCACAATATCTACATAAGCACCACTTGTACCTTGTGTACCTGAAAAGGTAATACCTGTAGTGTATTCAGTACCCCCATTATGTGTTCCACCTGAAGTAGTTGAAAAAGCTAGTACTCGATATTGAGAAGCACCTAACGAACTATTACTTAAACTAATTCGATAAGTCCTACCTCGCATCAAAGTCCAAGTATCTCTAAACCCATCCCCTTGACCTAAACCATCGCCATTATTGTTGCTACTACCATTTAATTTAAAGCCATAACCCCCTTGACCCGCACTAAAACCTATTCGCATATAGCTTTGTGGTGGATTATCGTGGGCATTATTGGTTGCTAAATCAATATCAAGATGAATCTGTTGACCTTTTCTTTGCCCTCTCCATTCACTTAGAGCAAAGTAGTCTGTGACCCTTCTTTGTATTCCATCTGCACAAGTTACAGTTGTAGGAGTACCTCGCATATCAAAACCCGTTTCAAGTTTGCTGGATTGATTTACTTGGGATTCCCAAGCAGGGGTTGATATTCGTCTTAGTTGATTATTAAAAACGTCTTCTATTTCAAAATCAGAACCACTAGCGTTGATAAAACCACTTGCAGCTTGTACTAATTTTTTAGCTACACTCATTAATATTCCTAACTCATATTTTGACCGGCTGTGAAACCATATATATTCGATCCTTGATCTGTAGTAAAGAAACAAAATACATCTGTTTTAGATCCACCTGTAGATAAAGTGGGTAATGTACCCCCATGCCATCTAATGTTATACGTAGTACCTGATCCATCTGTTACGGCATTCCAAGCAATCGTTCTATCCTGAGTAGCGTCTTGAACAACTTTTAAAGTAAAAGCATATGCAATACCTGTGGTAGGCATATTATTTATAACAATAGCAGTTATGTCTGCCGCTAAAGTAACTTCAAAATTATTTCCTGTACTAAAATCTAGCGTTAATGTTTGGTTACTATTAGTTAAAGATCCTGTGGTATGTTCTTCTCTTAAACTCCCCTTTATATTAACAGATCTATCTCCCATAATATGAATAGAATTATCTATGTTTATTGCAAATTCATTAGCGGCTAACGAACTAGTAGCACTCGTACCACTCTTTTTCTTAGTTAGCATTTGTATTATAGCGTCATCTGAAGTGCTTGTGTTTGGAGTATGAGCATACCCTTCTAAAGATAGTGATCCTGTTTGTGTACCTGAATTAGGTGGTTTCATTCCAAAACCTCTAATCTTTAATCCACCTAATTGAGTAGAGGCGTTTACTTCACTAAAATCACCAACTAAGTCTACGTCAGCTATAGTACTCATCCCATGATCCATAAAGCTAGGATTTTCTATAATAATTTTAGGATTTCCTATTGTATGATTATTTTTTGTAGCCGTAAATTGATTAGATTTAAAAGATTTAAATTGATAATTAGTATCTGGTAAGTGAGATAAAGCACCTGTATGCCCAGAACTAATAGCAGTAAAGGTTTCAGTAGCACTCAATCCCTCTACATTCGTACCATTGATACGCAAGAAATCGTCATCGGCTACGCCCGTAGTAAAAGTAGGTACTTGGTCATTCCCTATTCCTACGTTTTTAGTAGATGCTGAACCTACATTAGCTTGGTTAAATGGTGACATAACCAAAGTTTCTACTGTGTCACCTGTAGTAGCAGTTAAAGTTATAGTAGTACCATTGTTGGCGGTTACATCTGTTCCAACCACTAATTTAACGCCATTTAAATAAACATCTAGAGTTTCTGGTTGAGTTTGATCATAGGTTACATTAAAAGTATTACTTCCTGTTGATCCTGCAGTATGTGTAGTTCTAGTTCTATTAGCAACATCCCCAATAACTGACCAAGCACTTCCTGTGTACATATTCATCTTATTGGTAGTACTGTTAAAATATAATGCCCCGGTTATGAGAGCATTTCCATCATTATCTAGAGTCGGTGCAGAAGACTTAGCTCCTAAATATCTATCATCAAAATTATCAAGGGCAGCTTCAGCGGCAGCCGCAGAGATTTGAGCATTATATGAATGACTTAAAGCAGTAGCGACATGACCTGAAGCTGCATTTTCAGATGCTAGAGCATTTGTTGCGGATGTAGCGGCTGCAGTTGCACTCCCTAGAATACCATCAACATAGTCTTTTGATGTAGCGTGTGTACCTGACGTTGGTGGATTAGGTAATCCTGTTACCTCATTACTACCCATTGTTATGTTACCTGCCATCGCACCACCTGCTTTAGGTAACTTTGTACCTATCATCGTAATAAGATCGCCTGTAACTGTTCCACTACCTACAATATCTTCTATTTCTTTAAGAGTGTCGAAAGCAGCAGATACGCCAGGACCTTTTAAAGTATCGATTGCATCATCTACATACTGTTTTGTTGTTGCATCTCCAGGATTAACAGGTGCAGTAAGATTAATAATAGTATTTGTAGTTCCTGTAGCTGCGTTCATATTTAACTGACCATCAACAGTAACATTGTTAAAAGTAGATGTGCCTGTAGAAGCTGTGACGTTTCCTGTTACATCTCCAACTATATCACCCACAAAATTAGTATTAGCAGTTATTGTAGTTCCTGTAATAGCAAGGGCTACTGCATTACCTATAACTGTATTATCTATTGTACCACCATTAATATCGACAAAAGGTAGTGTGGCAGTATTACCAGCTCCTGTGTTAAGAGTAGTAAATGTACCAGCGGCTGGTGTGTTACCACCTATTGTTGTTCCATCAATAGTTCCACTATCAATATCAACATTACTCTGTATTCCTGATGCAGATTGTAAGGATATCTGTTTCCAAACTGCTGCAGAACCTGTACTATCAGAACATATATATAGTAAGGTAGAACTTGTGTTGTACCACAAAGAACCTACTGCATATCCTTGAGTAGTATCATCACTAGCACCAGGAACAGTAGTAGCACTAAAATTATTTTTACCCCCACTTCCACCATGTGTAGCAGGTAAAAACCCAACGATTGATGTTGATAGATTTATTTTAGGACCTTCTCCTACAGACGAACCATCGTGAGTATGTCCACCTGTAACATCCATCGCATCTCTTAATTTATTAAATTCTGCGTCAAGAGGTGCTGCTGTTATATCTTGTCCTGTAACAATCTGTAATGCTGACTGTCTTACATATCCTGTCATTTAATTTCTCCCAGAAATAGAAAACTCATATACAATACCTTGTATAGAATGTGGTGCATAATTACCTAGTGTAGCAAAAGTAGTCCTTGCTGCAAATCCTGATCCCTCTATATCAGTCACAAAAATAGGTTTTGTATTACCACCATACACAACATTTGTTCCACCATATTCAATATTAGGATCGTTATACACAACAGGAGCGCCGCTAGATTGATCATCATAACTAACAGGTACAGGAGTGTTATCATCTCCCCAATCGTAGTTAAGTGATATATTCATAGTTAAAGGTCCTTCTGCACGTATAAATGTATTTACTTTTCTAAAAACTTTTCTAACCTCTGTATCTCCAAAGTCTAAATAAGGAGTAGAGTACAAAGCTAATATATTTTCACCATCAAAAGTATTTCCTTGTTCTTGTCTATACACTCTACCATCGTAGTCGCCATGTATTACATACTCTTCTGCACCAACAAAACCACTAGTACAACAACTAGCCCTTATTCCGTATAGTTCTCCAAACTCCCAACCAAGTTGCTGATCACTTGTTCTTAAACCCCCTATAATTCCGAAACTACTTGCAACAGGTTTTGTAGAATCTCCTATAAAATATCGTAACTGAGTTTTTCCTCTTACAACTAGCCCATTCAAAGTACTTAAATCAAATTGAGAGGGCAAATTTGACAATACTCTTTGTATAGGCTTACTGATAGAACTTATTTCTACGTCACCAATTCTCGAAGTACCTGAAACCGGGCGTACTCCATCTGGAGAAAGAAATACTAGATCTCCACCTAGCTCTAACACAGAATCTGCAGCTATACAACCAACATTGTTAGTTACGTTGTCTAATTTAAATCCTGATGTAATATCAGGTGCTATCTTTTTTATTGAATTAGAACCAAATACAAATATGTTATCTCTAAAAGGTTTAAATTGTACAACTTTAAAACCTATGTTACTTTGACCTGCTCCACTTGCCGCTGTCCAATCGTGTGATGCATTAGGAGAGGAATAAGCAACTACGGCTTCACTAGAAGAGTCTGCACTTATAAATAGATGATTTTTAAATACATCTATAACTGAAGGAGCGGATAGAGCTTGAGGACCTCCATATGAACCTGTAGTTCCTGACCCACCTGTAGTAATCTGATTCCAATTTGTTCCATCAAAGACGATAGCTGGATTTACACCATCAGCAAAAGCTATTTGATTGCCAGCTCCAAAATTATAAACAACGTGACGTACCTTAGTTACGTTTGTGCTTGTAAGAGTTGGAGTTGTATATCTTTGCCAACCAACGCCTGCTACAAACTGAAAGAAACTATATGTAGCTGATCCTACATCTTTTCTAGCGGCTATAATTGTATCTATCCCTGTACTAGGATGCCTGTAGATAGCTAAACCTAATACTTTTCCTTCTGAAGCTGTTCCACTAGGATCTACAACTTCTGAGTACAGAGGATGTAATTTTGAAAAACCATTGATTCGTCTATAACCACCAAATAGACTAACTTCATAATTAATTAATCTAGTAGCAGATCCTGGTTTGTCGTCTGATAAAGCTAAATGATTTTCAGTAGTATCTAATCCACCAACACATACAACTTTATACGATTCTATTTTTTCTGGCATTACGCATTAAAACCATTAAATAAAGTAGTCATATTACTCTGATTTATTCTTGTATCTCTGATACTTTCAAATTGATTAATAAGAATAGATTGCATATTCTTAATACCTTTTTCAAATAATACTTGAGCTAACTGAGCAGCTTCACCATTATCTTTGAACATATACATCTCAACCATAGCACCATCTACAATAACATTATCATACTGACTAGGAATCCTAGTAGTATCATTATATGCTGATAATGTTTGTTGATTTCTAAAATATCTGTATTTGATATTATAGGCTTTATCAGGAGAAGGAGTTAAGCCCCATCCTGTGCCATGTGAGGGAAAAACATAATCT